TGAAGATTACTCACGCGGAACAGTTAAACAGCGAGTTAAATTGTTTGTTTACAACTTCTTAAACTTTAAAGGCTATCTTGACGCTAAAATAGATCAAGTTAATTTCGACATAGAACGAAATAGAAACGACACATTCTATAATGAGATTTTAAAATCGGAGAAGGCCAAGTCATCAGGCCAAACAAATTTGATGACAATGATCGGATCGATCATCAGGAAGGCTATGAAGTTGAGTGGACCACAGGTCCTAGTGAGCACAATACTTATCTCTGGGGTTTTATTGCTAATAGCATCAAAGATCCCGTTGATGGCGTTGTCCACTATGATCAGTTCCCTTGGGACGAAGATCTTAAGCCTAGGGTCTATGTACACGGTATTACGGTCGCCAAACATCATCCAGTCAATCCACAAGCTTCCGGATTTAATGAGCTCTCTGCTCTCTGCAATAGGCAGTTTTGCTCAGTATTAAAATCTGAAAGCTGGGACCCTCACTTTGAGTTCATATCTCAAAACCTCAATGATTTCTATCCTGGTTGGTCGTTAGAACCCGTCACTTTTGAAGAGTGGAATAATCGCCCTTCATTCACAGGCACCAGGAAATTAAACCAAAAGAAGGCACATGAATCCTTGCGTGATTATGCCTTACAGCGTACTGACCACTTTTCATCATCATTTGTTAAAACGGAGATTCTTCGCTCTTGCGTGGATCCTCGAAACATCATACAGAAAAGTGATCGATATAACGCTGCCATAGGACCCGCAATTTATGCTTTCTCTAAATCACTAGCTCGATGCTGGAACAAAACACACTGGATATTTTATACCAGTGGTGCCCATGCTGAAGACATTTCAGATTGGGTGCATGACCAATGCCAACGACTAGGTTTGGATTTTACCACCTGTCATAAGATCATTAGTGATCAAAAACGGCAGGATGGTCATGTAACCAGAAATGCACTAGAATGGGAAATTGAAATGTTCCGATTATTGGGTGTTGATGAAGAAATCTTGATTGAACTCAAAGAAAATATCACCACAGTAGGTTTCTCCGCACACGGATATTATTTCCGAAAAGACGGAACTCGCCGAACTGGTGAACCCCACACTTCATCGGGAAATTCAGGAATGAATGCCCCGATGAACATCATTATGCTAAGAGATCAAATCCCTTTTGAAGTGGATTGGAGTAATCCTCCGTTCTCTGTCATGGTCCAAGGTGATGATATTTTAATTATCGTTAAACCCGACATCGTCCAGCACCTTGATTCTGCTACAAGCATATCAATAGCTGCCGATATGGGTTTTCTCGTAAAATTTTATGATATCACTACAGACATGAGCGACTTAGATTATTGTAGTCGCTACTTCTGGCCTACTGACTCTCATCCTTTGGGATACGTCTTAGCCCCTAAAATAGGTAAGGTTTTAAACAAAATTGGTTATAGCCGAACCGCCACTAAGTGTCAATATGCCCGTAATAGGGGTATAGCCCTCTCCCTTTATAAGGACGTTCAACATGTTCCCTTTTTAAGAGAATGGGTTAATACACTTATCCAGCTTACAGAAGGAGTGGAGGCCGAAAAATTGCCTTACACCCACTCCATTCATTCTCGAAAAGCATCCCAACTCAATACACAAACTTTAACTTTTATGTATGAATTATATGGTTTGACCCCATCAGATCTTCATGATTGGGCCATTGAACTATCAAAAGTTAAAAGCCTACCTTGGCATATTGAAGTTGATTGGATTGACGACATCTTAGATGTCGACTATGCTTAAAACGAGAATATCAATCGGTTTCTTCAAAAATTCTAATGAATGTCATTCCAACAT